TCACTTCGGCACTTCCGGCCATTCAACATCTGGCGCTTGATTCACATCTACACGGTTCAATAGTACGCAGTATTTTTTCCACGCTGTCAGTGACGCCTGTTCCCCGTCCGTTGCCATTTCGAGATCGACCGCGTATTGCAGTGGGGCTATAGCATTATTCGCTTCAGCGAGTAATGATTGCTTTTGTTGCTCTGCCTCTGCCATTAATTGCTCTTTAGAAATGGGTGGATTTAAATGTGCATCAACTTCTCTTACTGTCATTTTTTTCATGACTTTTAGATTTTCACGAATATCAAAAAACACAGGCAAAAGCGCATCATACTCCGCTTTCATCGGCTGAGACTCTTCTTCAATCTGATTGAAAAATTGTAACGTTTCATCATACTCTTCTGTCGCAAGTTCAATTTTCTGATTTAGGGTATTGATATCGTTTTCTGATGTTTCATTAAGTGAATGTCGCTGCTCAATCAGTAAATTTAATCCCGCTTCTTTTTGGAGAAGTTTATTTTGCGCATCAAGATAAATCGGCTCCTTCTCTGCAATGAGTAACTCAAGCTCGGTTAAGCGAGTCACCGTATTGAGTTGCTCTTCCGAGTAAGCATGCACTTCATTTTTCTTATCTCTGTAATAGCTATATATCATGATAGTTCAGTCCATTTTACAATAGAAATTGATTGAGCATTAATCACAGGAACGACTTTGTATGATGCCCCCGCGGGGATAACGGCGGTTGAACCACTGGTGACCCAAGAGCCTGCTCCACTGATATAGAATGCTTGCACGCCGTTAACGGTTATATCTGCTTGAAATGCTGAACCTAGTAATGCAATTGATACAATGATTGGTTTTTTAGATGTATTTGTGTATGCAATATTTATAGCCCGTTGAGCTGTAACATCTTTCCATGACTGATCTATCCCGATCATACGCTCGCTAACCGCTAACTGGCTCATCACATCATTAGAATTGTGCCCGTCATTTTGAACAACAGCCGCTTTATCGAGTTTTTTATTTAATGATTCTGATACATCATTATAATTTGCGTAGTCGCCTACAGGTTGTGCACCAATATCCCCAGCATTCAAAATCACATCGCTTGTCAATAATTTGCCATTAATTTTCCGGCTGCTCGGTACCGCCTCCTTAGCAAACGCCACCGTTTTCAACAAATTGAGGTTCTTTACAAACGCATTTTTATCTGGGATATCTGCACCATTTTGGTTTTTGGACAATCTGCTGTTAGCATTATTATTTACATCGGACACAAGCTTCTGAGTTGCAGCAAGTGTATTACTATTACCAACCACCTCTATAAGCTGAACAACACCTTTCTGTGTTAATGAAGCATTTGGTACTTCAGTTGCAATTTTTTGCTCTAAAGCTCCATTTAATTGTGCAGTGAGCTTAACTATATCCCCATCGTCCAAAACATCATTGCCGGAATATGTTGCAATAAAATTAGATACAACAGATGCTATTGTTGACGACTGACGTAATACCTTATTAAGCAAATGAACAGTAATATTATCTGGTGGAAACCCTGTTTTTAAACTCTGACTTTCCTCATATCTTTCTTGACTGACTACATTCGCATTATCATTGATAGAAAAAGCCTTAAAATCATTCTTAGAACTCATATACTCTCCCCTCAAGTTAAATAATATTACTTTATAATCAACATGTTGAATTATTGTAAAAACAACTCCCTGTGACTCATGCTAATCAAAGTCTGGTTCATAAAAAGAATGATGCAGTTTTTTTATTAATCTATAAGGTTAACTGCTTTTTTATAATAGGCAGAAATACGTAATTCAAAATTTTAAAATTTAAAATTTAAAATATATCCAAAAATCTATATATTTAACATCTGGAAACTATTTTTCCCTTATTCCTTCTATCTTTTCATGCGACTTTCTCCGCTTAATGTTCCACACTGAATCTTTAAACATCTGAACCCTAATACCTAATCTACAGCGTTCAGGGAATATTGCATAGCTCACCGTCTTTACAAAATACACGCCCATTATTCTCACCGATAAGCTTAGGTCTCCAGTTCTGAAAACAGATTGGTAAGTAAAAGTGCTATCCATGAAAGGTCTCAATGATGATAGAGCTGTTACATTGAACACGATCATTAACAAAAATCAGTTCAAGATTGTTATTGTCTTTAAGCACTGAGATACCACTGTGAAGGTCGGAGGTTCAAATCCTCTCATGCCGACCAAATTTCCCTAGAAAAACCAATCTGTTAGGGTTGTTTTTTTTGTGCCTGAAATTTGCTTGGTGTAAAATGGGTGTAAAACTCCCCTTGACCAGCTTCATTAATTTAGGCTGTTCTGGCCACATAACATCAAGCGCTTTATCAACATCTACACGAGCAAGTAATACCCATAAAGATCTGCTCATAATTTATACTCATCAAAGTATTTCACTGTAAATCACTGTTTTGGTCATTTGTTGACACCCAGATATAGCTAACCTTTGCCATGTTCAATCCTGTTTAATACCAACAAGGGCTATTGGTATAGAAATGATCATGAATTGGAGGATTCCAAAAAACCTCGGTTTGTCGGAAACCGTGAATCTGGCTAAGAATGCGGTACCAACTAATGACTTTAATAAAAAAATGGAAAGAGTGGAAAAAGCTATTGATTGGAAAATTTATCCAGGTCAATTTGGGATTGGTTCATCAAATGGAATGATTGTGCCGGATGGCGATTATAATAATGCTATTATTTCTGGTGTTTATGCCGGGCCGGGAGCGGCAGCAAAGAATGCAATAGGTAACACTCCATATGGACCCTGCTTTGTTTTAGCAAGAGTTCCAGATCACATTTTGCAGCAGGCATATTACAAGAACCAATTCTATTATAGATACAGGGAATACGGGAAATGGGGAGACTGGTACTACGTGATGACGTCAGATCAATGGACTGTTGACGCAAATGGATTCTATAAGAAAGCCTCCCCGATAATTGAAGTTTACCCTGATGGCGCATTCACAACTAACGAAGAATCCGAGGGGGCAAAAGTCACAAAAGAGGGTACCGGCGTATATCGCATATCAAATATTTCGGGCTATAACGCTGATGGTGCATGGGGTGTGCATGGCGGTATCTCAGTACCAAAAGACAATAACGGCTTAGAACTAATTTTTATCGATGACCGTGTTCAATGTAATGGCTCTATTATCATCGAAACCTTTCACAGACAGCATTCTCACTTACCAACTCGTTTTCAGAACTGGCGACTTAAGCTTATCGATGAGAATAACGAGCGTGTATTTTACGAAGATGGAGAACCTTGTGATATTCCTGATAACTACCGTTTAGACGTCCGTGTCCAGATGCCGGAAGATATCAGTATGGAACGTTAAGCAGCAGGCGGTAGATGAGTTAAACAGTCGGTAGCTTATCTGGGATGGCTGGCATTTGCACACGAACAGAGATAAATCGGCCTTGTGGGATATCAATCAAATTACCGTCAGTGTAACCCTCTCTCACATTTCTGGCGAATGCTGGCGCATCTGGATGCTCACGATGATATGTCATGAGTTTTATTGAACCATCTTGCATAACTTCATAATCAACCCAGATGAGGGGTAACTTGTTCTTACACAACGGTATTTCAATTCCGCCATCCCCACCGCCCCAAGCGGCATCTGCATTGAATCCAAGAACTCCAGTGATGAGATAAACTCCCTCTGAAAGCCGTTCGACTGTTGCCTCTTTGGATTCATCATTCGTTTTGAATGTGCCATCGGGATAGATTTCTACTATCGGGGAAGATTGCTTAAGGAATCCGTTAGTGTCGGGTTTTGCGTTGCTTGTTGACCAAATGCTATACCACGGATTCCAACGACCAGCACCGTCGCCATTACGCGACCTAAAGCATAAACCACTATTCCCCGCATAATATGCAGCCTGAATCATAAGGTCATAACCACGAAATGCTCCTCCTGAAAGTTTAATACCAGGGCCCGTTATTCCGGCCCCATTTAGTCCTTCTGAGTATCCAAAAAATGTAGAATTAGGTGGAACTTTATCAAAATCATCGATTGTAGAATATGAGTTTTTCCCAACAACACCACCATTTGTGTGAATCACATCATCAATTGTTGCTAACATGCCCGTTTTTGCAGGGAACATTAATTGCCACTGATTTTCTGATTTAGCATTTCTCTGAACAAAATATGCGCCGTTTCCATTATTTGCTTCTAGTACAAGATAATTGCTATTTCTATCATCAATAAAATCAATTCCAGCGAAGCCTTGCGGGTGACTCACACGAATATGACCACGTGATGTTAATGTGCCATTTACACTAACATCCCCGTTCACATCACCACCCGATTTTTGAAACGCATTTCTCGCCTGCTCCACGGTTTCCGACAAACCGAGGTTTTTTACAAACGCATTTTTATCTGGGATATCTGCGCCGTTTTGATTTTTTGCCAATCGGTTATTAGCATTATCATTTACATCAGAAACAAGCTTCTGTGTTACTGCGAGGGTATTACTGTTACCGGTTTTATCTGTGAGCTGAGTAACACCTTTTTGTGTTAATGAAGCATTTGGCACTTCGGCTGCAATTTTTTGTTCTAATGCTCTACTTAATTGAGTAGCAAGTTTAACTAAATTTCCATCATCCAGAACATCATTGCCAGAATATGTCGCGATAAAATTAGCCAAAACAGATGTTATTGTCGACGACTGACGTAATACTTTATTGAGCAAATGGACAGTAATGTCGTCTGGCGGAAACCCCATCTTTAAACTCCGGCTTTCTTCATACCCTTCTTGACTCACTACATTGGCATTATTATTAGTAGAAAAAGCTTTAAAATCATTCTTGTAATTCATATACCTTCCTTAAGTTAGATAATGTTATTTCATAATCAATATATTTGAATCATTGCAAAAATAATCCCCTTGCAACTCACGCCAATCAAAGTTTAACTCATAAAAATAATAATTCGCCGTTATTATTCATTATAAGGTTAACTATCTTTATATAATTAATAGTAATAAGTAGCTCAATGTTTCGAAATTAAATATATATTTAATATCTGGAAACTATTTTTCTATTATTTCCTGTAACTCTCTCTACTTAATGTTCCACACTGAATCTTTACCTAATACCTAAACCTACAGTGTTCAGGGAATACTACATAGCTCACCGTCTTCATAAAATACACGCCCATTATTCTCATAAATGCATTTGAGTCTCCAGTTTTGAATACGAGTTGGTAAGTAAGAGAGCCATATGTAAATTCCCTAGAAAAACCAACCTATTACGATTGGTTTTTTATGCTTGAGGCTTGTCTGGTGTAAAACTCTTTTGCCTAACTTCATTTATTTGGGCATCTCCGGCCACTCAATATCAAGCGTTTGTAAAATATCTACACGAGCGAGTAATACTCTATATCTTTTCCACTCCAGCAAAGCGGCTTCTTCTGCTTCAGTAGCAATTTCAAGGTCAACCGAATCTTGCAGCAATGAAAGTGTTTCATTTGCTTGTCGTAACAGTTCTACTTGCCTCTGTTTTGCTTCTGTAATCTGATGGGATTTGAGAAGGTCTTTATCAATTATCCATTCTTCACCATCCCATTTGTCATAATCGGTATCAGGTTTCTTGAATGTCAGAATTTCTGGCAGCTCACCCAATTCAGTAATTTCTTGCTGTGTACGAGTTTGCTTGTTGTAAACAATTTTTCCGCGATAATCAGGTACTATTTCCCAACGTTTACCATCTTCACTGCGACAAACAGCCATATCATCAGAATCAGGAAACTCTGGCGCATCAGGATAAGCCCCGACTGACAAACTGACACCAAGCATGATGTACTCAATATCAGAGTTTATGAATTCTCGTGTAATTTGATTAGTGTGATAAACTTTTATCCAGCCTGCTTGAATTGCTAATCCGTCTTTACCCAATACGGCTGTTTCATGTTCTAAAGAGTATTTCTGTTCAGTCATTATGCTGCATACTGCTCTTACTATGTAATTAAGTGTATCAAATTTACCACGCAAATCAGGTATTTTACCGTCAGGATAAGCTGCCGCTAATTGCGGATATCGAGATTTATCAAATGTCTGACCATTACAATAAAGATACCCTTTCGGAGTGTATCTTGACGAATGCAAGATGGGGGCACCGACTGGAATATTTACAGAACTAACATCGTCAGTCATTGCTAATGTTCCGGATTTCTTTTGTAAACTTGCGTAATAGAGGGTATTGCCACTTTTATCTCTGTAATAGATAGTCAATGGATCTTGTTCGTCAGGATTCGTTGCCATCTGGACATAATATCCATCTTTCTTCTTTAGCCGAATACCTGCATATTCGTGATTTGCATCTACATCTAAGCTACTGCATGTGAATTGTTCTTGAGACTTTTTTAACGCATAGTTCCCGCTCACCCAGTCGCGCTGAGCTGAATTCTTAGCCAAACTCACTGTTTCTGACAAACCCAAATTTTTCACAAACTCATTTTTATCAGAAACATCTGCACCATTTTGGTTTTTGGACAACCTGCTGTTAGCATTATTATTTACATCGGAAACAAGCTTCTGAGTTGCAGCAAGTGTATTACTATTACCAACCACCTCTATAAGCTGAACAACACCTTTCTGTGTTAATGAAGCATTTGGTACTTCGGTTGCAATTTTTTGCTCTAAAGCTCCATTTAATTGGGCAGTGAGTTTAACTATATCTCCATCGTCCAAAACATCATTGCCGGAATATGTTGCAATAAAATTAGATACAACAGATGCTATTGTTGACGACTGACGTAATACCTTATTAAGCAAATGAACAGTAATATTATCTGGTGGAAACCCTGTTTTTAAACTCTGACTTTCCTCATATCTTTCTTGACTGACTACATTCGCATTATCATTGATAGAAAAAGCCTTAAAATCATTCTTAGAACTCATATACTCTCTCCTCAAGTTAAATAATATTACTTTATAATCAACATGTTGAATTATTGTAAAAACAACTCCCTGTGACTCATGCTAATCAAAGTCTGGTTCACAAAAAGAATGATGCAGTTTTTTTATTAATCTATAAGGTTAACTGCTTTTTTATAATAGGCAGAAATACGTAATCCAAAATTTTAAAATTTAAAATATATCCAAAAATCTATATATTTAACATCTGGAAACTATTTTTCCCTTATTCCTTCTATCTTTTCATGCGACTTTCTCCGCTTAATGTTCCACACTGAATCTTTAAACATCTGAACCCTAATACCTAATCTACAGCGTTCAGGGAATATTGCATAGCTCACCGTCTTTACAAAATACACGCCCATTATTCTCATAAACTCATTTGAGTCTTAGTTTTGAAGACGGGTTAGTAAGTAAGAGAACTGTATGTGAATTTCCCATAAAAAACCAACCTTTTACGGTTGGTTTTTTATGCTTGAGACTTATCTGGTATAAAACTCCTTTTACCTAACTTCATTTATTTGGGCATCTCCGGCCACTCAATATCAGGCGTTTGTAAAATATCCACACGAGTGAGTAATACCCGATATTTTTTCCATTCGAGTAAAGCTGATTTTTCTGCTTCTGTTGCCATACCTATGTCAACAGCATCTTGTAAAGGAGCTATTTGTTTACTTGCATTTACGATTAATTGTTGTTTCTTATTTTTGGCCTGTAGCTGCAATTCTTCTTGTGTTGGTGGTGGAATATCTACCCATTCTGGTAAACTATTTTTACCTGCTATGCGATATTTACCTTCAGGAGCACCACTAGCTGCATATTCCTGATAAATATCGTTGCTGACTTCTATAATATCATCCGGCAATGAATTGGAGTCAATATAATTCTGTTTCAACTCTATGGGGTAAAATGCGTTTGCTTTGGCACTGTAGTAATACATTCTTTCTTCTCCCTAATAACCAATAACAAAAAAATAAACTCCACTTATACCATTGTTATTGTAATTTGATGAAGCAGAAATATGTATCTGAGACTTATTTAATGGTTTTCCGTAAGCAGAAGTTACATCAGTATTGTTATTTAGTGCTGATGAAATAGCGGTTACATGAAGCGATAAGAGCCCATTTGGAAATAAAATAGGCAAGTTTACAATCTTTCCCTGATTATCACCAATAGGTACATTCCCCCATTGATAAATCATTCCAGTATCACCACATCTCCACCATCCATTTACTGATAGTAGAGCTTTATTGCTGTCATCTTCGGTTAAAACTCTCTTTTTACCTTTAAATTTTCCATCTTCATCAAATGCATAAGTAGAAATGCTAAACGCATTACTATTACCTCCGTAGCCTAAAGAAATTCCCCTTGCATGTGCAGGACCATCAACATTAGGATGAGCTATGTGAATTGCTAAATCACCCAAATTATCAATTCCATTAGGTCTTAAAAAACCTGAATGTCCCAAATGACGTGAATTAGAGTCATCATAATAATTTGCAGATTTGACCAATATATAGCCCGATGTTTTTGTATTCGTATTTAACTGAATAAATCGACTGTCAGACTCTGATTTAGAATATGCCCCCACATCCCCTGCACTCAAACTGACATCCCCACCCAACTCCTTGCCGTTAATATTCCTATTACTTGGGACAGCATTCTTAGCCAAACTCACCGTTTCCAATAAATCCAAATTTTTCATAAACTCATTTTTATCAGGAATATCTGCACCATTTTGGTTTTTGGACAATCTGCTGTTAGCATTATCATTTACATCAGAAACAAGCTTCTGTGTTACCGCGAGGGTATTACTGTTACCGGTTTTATCTGTAAGCTGAACAATGCCTTTTTGTGTTAATGAGGCATCTGGAATTTTTGTTATGGTTTTTTGTTCTAAAGCTTTATTTAATTGGGCTGTAAGTTTAGCTACGTTTCCATCATCTAGAACATCATCACCAGATTGTGTCGCGATGAAATTAGCTACGACAGATGATATGGTTGATGATTGTCGTAATACTTTATTTAACAAGTGAGTGGGAACATCGTTTGGCGGAAACCCAGTCAGCAAATCCTTACTTTCTTCATATAATCTCTGACTCACTATATTCGCATTATCACTAATAGAAAAAGCTTTAAAATCATTCTTATGATTCATATTTCCCCCTTAAATTAAATAACATTACTTTATAATCAATATATTAAATTATTGCAAAAATAATATCCTTGCAACTCACACCAATCAAAGTCTAACTCAGAAAAATAATAATGCGTCATTATTATCCCTTATAAGGCTAACTATTTTTATATAATTAACAGTAACAAGCAGTTCAATATTCTGAAATTGAAAATACACTCAAAAATATATATTTAACATCTGAAAATTATTTTCGTCTTATTCCTTCTATCTTTTCATGCAACTTTCTCCGCTTAATGTTCCACACTGAATATTTAAGTATCTAAACTCTAATACTTAATCTACAGTATTTAGGAATATCACATAGCTCACCGTCTTCATAAAATATACGCCCATATATTCTCATAAATTCATTTGAGTTTCAGTTTTGAAGATCGGTTAGTAAATAAGAGAGCTATATGTAAATTCCATAGAAAAACCAACCTCTTACGGTTGGTTTTTTATGCTTGAGACTTATCTGGTATAAAACTCCTCTTGCCCAACTTCATTCATTTGGGCATCTCCGGCCACTCAATATCAGGCGTTTGTAAAATATCTACACGAGCGAGTAATACTCTGTATTTTTTCCATTCCAACAGAGCGGCTTTCTCTGAGTCAGTCGCAATTTCTAAATCAACAGAATCTTGCAATAATGAAAGAGTGTCACTCGCATGTCGCAACATTTCTACTTGCTTCTGTTTTGCGTCATTGATTTGACTGGATTTGAGAAGGTCTTTATCAACTACCCATTCTTCACCATTCCATTTGTCATAATTGGTGTCAGGCTTCTTGAAGGTCAGAGTTTCTGGTAACTCACCAATTTCAGTAATTTTCTGCGGTAAACGCGTCTGTTTGTCGTAAGCTGTTTTTCCACGGTAATCTGGCACAATCAGCCAGTGGGTTAAATCAGATGAACGGCAAGCGACATATCCCTCTTTAATCTCAGGTGGTGCATCTGTGCAAGAGTTAGCAGGAAGACCGATACCAACGGGAAGATACTCCTCAGTACTATTTAAATACTCTAGCGTAATTGCATCGTAATTAAACACAATGATATTTCCGCTATTGATAGCAATATTATTTTTATCCAATACAGCCTTATTCATCAGGCAATCCTCACAATATAATTAAATGCTACGTTTCGTGGACGTGTTTCTATTCCTGTTGAAGCAACAATCACATTATCCATATAACCGTAGCCACCAGATCCCATTCCGATAGCAATACCTAGCCCGCGAGTATCAATTCCATAGTTAACATTTTGGTAGACACTATTGAGAATACGGCTTGGTGTACCCAAACCATCGGTTCCACCATTTGAGCTGGACCACATCCGGCCAATCCTGTGACTATGTGGAGCGATATCTGCCAGTTGAGTGGAAAGTAGATATCGATTAATGTCCACCCCACGCCCATCATCCCAACCACGAATAAATTCACCCCGTAAATCGGGTAATACACCGGATGGATATGCTGCCGCTAATTTTGGATATAAAATTTTATCAAAGATCGCTCCATTACATTTCACCCACCCAATTGGTGGTACATCAGTCGGCCAAGGAAGTGGTATTCCTACCGGAATCTCTTCAAGTAAAGATATGCTCATTATGCTGCCCTTAAAATATAGTTAAATGCTATGTTTCGTGGTCTTGACACGCCTATAAAATTGAAAACTCTCTGGCCATTCTACCCCTTTTGGATAATATACAACTTTTACCGAAAAATAGAGAAACAGCCACGAAATAGGACAACTTACAGGTATATTAATTTCTTCAAGTAATGAATTTATTATTTCCTTAATAAACTTTTATGTAACCACCTATATGTCGCTATTGCCCATCACATCTGTAAGCTGGACAACACCTTTCTATATTAATAAAGCACTGAGAATGTCTGTTGTAATTTTTACCCTAAAGGCTTAAAATCATTTTTTCTCATATGACTTTCTTAAATCAAATAATTTTCTTATGTAATAACCATATTAAATTATTGAAAAAATACTCCCTCTGAAATTCACACTAACCAAAGTCTAGTTCATAAAAATAATAATGCGGTATTCTTATTTATTATAAGGCTAATCGTTTCTATATAATTAAAAGTAATAAATATTTCAATATTTTGTAATCGAAAACATATACAAACCATCTATATTTAACACCTAGGAACTATTTTTCTCTTATTCTTTCTATCTATTCCTGCAATTCTTTCTGTTTTAAATTCTAAACTGAATCTTTTTGCATTTTGACACTAATATCTAAGTAACAGAATTGGGAAAAACTCCGCCTTCTCATTTATCACTAAAAGTTTTCATCAGACTTGTCTCTACCACCTAAAAAAACATCGTATTATCTAATAATTTTCACAATGATATTAACTTACAGAAAAGAGCCAAGCTACCCTATCTTCACCTCAGCCCTTCCGGTTAATGAACATTGGGCGCTTGTAAAAAAGAACTCTTCACATAAGTTAATAAGTAAATCATTATATTTTTTCTTTAATACCTGCCTGTCTCAGAATTGCATTAGCAGTATGCTTAGAAACTATCGTATATGGAACACTAAATACTTTATTGATTATATCGCTGCGCCATATTTCATGGCTACCCGTGGTGTGGCTATTTCACCAACGATTTTCTATATTCATAAGGTCGTTTTTATGAATGATCAGATAACCAACCCTCTGAGGTTGAAAGAATTTCAACAAATAATGACCGGTAATAGCTTCCCGTCTTACTAATTACCGGTAGTGCTTCATCAATTATCCACTTATTAGTTCCAGATTACTTAGCAGCTTCAATTCGTTGGGTTTCAAGCATTATCGGGGTATGGTGATGTCCGGTAACCGCGTACATGATAATTCCTGTTACGCTTACGCGACGTCCGATAAGGCTTCGATATATATCATAGAAATCATCAGACTCGACTACCAGTTGCATAAGGTTATAATCACCCCATTCTGGAGCCCCTTTAGCGCATCCAATTGGTTTATCTGGCTGTAATACCCAATAGGTCTCAGGAGTATCCCCATTTTCCACGCTTTCGTAATTTGGCGGGCCAGGATAGGTGATCTTTAATAATGTGCCATCAAGAGTAATTTTTTGCCTCTCTTTATAGCAGTTCTCTGTTGTTTTAACCGCAGCAATCTTTCTATACATTTCAGATGACCGTTGATACCAATCTTGAAGACATTCAACTACTGCGCATTTCTCGCGAAGTTCCCAATTCTGTTTTACCAGAGCCTTAAAGTCCGCATTGTTATCCGTAACCAATTTAGCTTGAAGATAATCAACATATAGGTTGTCATCAGCTTGGGATAATGCCGGGGTCGAGCAGATTAACTTTTCAGCCTTACTAGTAGCTTTTGAGCAATCAAAGCTCGCACCGAATGATAGGAATGACATACCACACAGTATTAATGCCAAAAAACCTATTAGTGTTCTCATACACTACTCCTATTGGTGATTTTTCAGCATTATTTTAAATACATTAAAGATAAAATCACAACCTAAATTTTTTCTAATTTACAATTTTCTCCTCAGGAGACTAATTATATTTTCAACTTTTAATTTCCTCGAGGTTATCATACCTTCTCCGCTCGATCCTACATGGCTGTGAATAATCTGAGCACATCTATTTATCCTCAAGAATGCGGTAAACACACCATCAAGTCTTACCTGATATATCTCATATTCGGTTCATTCCTTTATTTAATGATTTTCACTGGCAAATACATCGTCGCTGTGGAGTTGGATAATTCAGTATTAACAAAACTATTCTAAGAATGGCCTGTCTATTCAGGCCACTGTCATTATTTTAGTTGTTCCGGCCATTCAATATCGGCAGCCTGTGAAGTATCAATCCTGTTCAGCATTACTCTATACTTTTTCCATACCAACAGAGCTGCTTCCTCTTCTTTAGTCGCAATCCCTAAATCAACAGCATCTTGTAATGGCGCTATCTGCTGACTGGCCTCTACAATAAATTGTTGTTTTTTACTTTCAGCACGCTGCTGCAATTCTTCTTTTGTTGGAGAAGGAATATCGGCCCATTCTGGTAAACCATTTTGACCTGCTATACGATATTTTCCTTCTGGTACATTATTAGCGGCATATTCTTGATAAACATCAATACCAACCTCAATAATATCATCAGGCAATGAACCAGAAGCAATATAATTTTGTGCCAATTCTATAGGGTAGAATGCGTTTGTCTTTGCGCTATAAAAATACATAATTAATATCCTATTGCCAAATATCTCACGACACTATTTGTTAACGCATATACAGAGTTTCTGCATGTTACAATAAATTGATTTGCAGAAAGAGGTACAGCAGCAACCCCTGCGCCATATTGACCAAAATCAGAATATGTTGCAACAATCTGTAAACAAGCATTAGGAAATGGGATGGCGAAAGTTTTGTAATCATTTAGATTCATAGAGCCGGCTACCTGACCCCACTGAATAATTATCCCAGTATCACCACATTTCCACCAACCATTCACAACCTTGTTGGCAGTATTCACATTAAGATTACAACACTTGGCAATTTTTTGGTCTAATACGCTCTTAAATTGTGCGGTGATTTTAGCTACATTACCATCATCCAAAACATCAGCGCCAGATTCTGTCGCAATAAAATCAGTTACAGCAGATGATATAGTTGATGCTTGACGTAATATCTTATTTAATATGTGATTAGGAATATATTGATTGTCTGGAAACCCAACCAGTAAATTCGGATATGTTTCATAGCTTTGTTGACTGGTCACATTAGCGTTACTACTGATAGCAAAAGCTTTAAAATCATTTTTTGCACTCATATACATCTCCTTAAATTAAATAACATTATTTCATAATAAACATATTTAACTATCACTAAAGATGATTTCTCACAATTCACATCGATAACAGTCTAGTTTAGAAAAACGATAATGAAATATTTTTATAACTAAAAGGAGTAACTATTTTTATATAATGTGCAAAAATAAACAACGCGATATATTGTAATCAAATACATCCCCAAAATCATTATATTCAACATTAGAAATTATTATTTCTATATCTCTTTTTCCTTCAATTATTTTATCCTTAAGTCACGATTTTTTCTTACCACTTCCCATATTATTCATATATAGCCAAAATCCATATTTAAATTCTGGCTATATTCTTATGGTACTCACTGAGAGATTACTACCTAAATTAACATTAGGTGATCTAATAAATAGGTACTTGCCTAATACTCTCAAAATAATAATTTATTATTACCTTATACACCTAAATAAATTACCGGTATCATACTGACATTTAACGGGCGGTTTTCATCTGCCGTTGGTACGACTTTTGATGCATCAAAAGTGGCATATGAAAATATTGAATACTGATCAGGTATTTCCTTATGATGAGCACTTGCATTATTACTTGCCTTAACACCATAAAATGCTCCGCTAACACGAGAAAAAAGCCCAGTAGCCCACCATCCTACATCACCTTGAATATTTCTAATCGCATCTCTCTGTATCACACCAGGCTGCAAACCAGCGCGCACAAATATCCCTCGTCCATCAACAAACAGATTCGGGAGATTGATTTTTTTGCCATTCTGTTTGATTCCCCATGCTGCTTTATATGCATCGGATAAATTATTCAATGCCCGACCAACAGTTGAATCAATCTCATGAATAGCACCATTAGCAATATATTCCCCTTTAGCTAAATCTGATGCTGGATGTGCAGATAAATAGATATCACCCACCCGTTTAGCACTGACGTAAAAAGCTTTGCTCAATTGTGCAGTGAGTTTGGTTATATCACCATTATCCAAAACATCCTCGCCAGATTGTTCTGCAATAAAATTAGCTACGACAGATGCTATAGTTGACGATTGACGCAATACTTTATTTAACAAATGAGTGGGAACATCATCTGGTGGAAACCCAGTCAGCAAATCCTTACTTTCCTCATATCTTCCCTGACTCACTACATTAGCATTATTACCAGCAGAGAAAGCTTTAAAATCATTTTTTACACTCATACTCCCCCCTTAGATTAAATAATATTATTTTATAATTAACATATTTAATCACTATATAGATGATTGACATTAATTCATGAAAATTAAAATCTGGTTCAGTTCAGAAAAACAATTATTAAATATTATTGCAATATGAATAATCTATTTATTCAGACTATCTTTATTACTTCGGCTGTTGCGGCCACTCAACATCAGGAGCCAATGAAATATCAACTTTGCTCAACATTACTCTATATTTCTTCCATTCCAATAGAACTGTTTTTTCTGCTTCGGAAGCAATACCTAAATCAACAGCATCTTGTAGTGGCGCAACAAGATTATTAGCTTTAATCAATAATTGAGACTTCTCATGTTCTGCTTGCTGTATTAATTTCTCTTTATCAGCAACATAAATATTATCAGATTCTACTTCCGTATTCTCCCCAACAACCTTGTCAGAAGGTTTATTCAATGAGTTATATTCTTGCGCCCAAGGTGTCCACGGACTATCGTGAAATTGGCTACGCGTATATACTCGACTGCTGTTATAAACAAAATAACGCTGAATAACGCCTGCCGCTTTCAACACAATAAGCGAACCAGCGAACGGCTCAGGGTAATTCGCGCCATTTTTGGCATGAGCATTATATTCTTGATAATAAATCCCTGGAGTTTTATAACTATTTAAATCCGCGTTATCACCTAAATTAATCGACTGCCCGGCGAAGATATCTTGAGAGGTAATATTGATATCCGCAGCTAACGCTTTTCCATTAACTTTGCGGAGCCCTGTGATATATCGAGAATCAGACTCTGCTTTTGCATACGCTCCAACCTCTCCAGCAGTAGGCCTATTCAATGTGTTATATTCTCTAGTCCAAGGAGTCCACGGGCTTTCATGAAATTGACTACGTGTATATACCCGGCTACTATTATAGACAAAATAACGTTGAATAACCCCGGCCGCTTTCAGTACCACAAGCGAACCAGCGAACGGTTCAGGGTAATTATTACCGTTTTTGGCATGAGCATTATACTCTTGGTGATAAATCCCCGGTATTTTGTAATTATCCAAATTCGCATTGTCGCCTAAACTATGCGCCTGCCCAGCAAGAATATCCTGAGAAGTAATATTAATATCCTCAGTCAATACTTTCCCGTTAACTTTTCTGGTATTCGGTATCCTGGTATTAATACTTTCACGCAATGAATTTATTATTTCCTGAACCAGCTTTTGCGTAACCGCTAGTGTGTCACTATTACCCACTACATCGGTAAGCTGAACAATACCTTTTCGTGTTAATGAGGCATTTGGAACTTCGGTTGCAATTTTTTGTTCTAAAGCCCTATTTAGTTGATCAGTAAGTTTGGCTATATTACCATCATCCAAAATATCATTGCCAGATTGGGTCGCGATAAAATTAGCTATCACAGATGATATTGTTGACGATTGACGTAATACCTTATTTAACAGATTAGCAGGAATATTATCGGATGGAAATCCAGTTTGCAAGCTCTGGTTTTCTTCATACTTTGCTTGATTCACTACATTCGCATTATCACTAATAGAGAAAGCCTTAAAATCATTTTTAGCACTCATATATAACCCTCAAATTGAATAATATTATTTACAAAAAACATCTTTCATTATTGTAAAAACAACCTCTCACACCTCAAACCAGCAATAGTCTAGTTCATAAAAACAATAACAAAACATTCTTATAAATCAGAATATTAACTATTTTTGTATAATTTAAAAAACGAAAGTTAAATTTTACGGAATTACTCTCATATTTATTCTACATTTCTCACGCTAACTTTCTTGTTTTAAGTTACAAACTTAATTTTTCAGCACATTATATATAAAAGATCTGATTTCAATTCTACCTTTTCTATATTGAATTATTTCAAAAATAAATTAGTTTTATAATTGAAATATAAAACTCTCATTAATATATTTAGCCACTTAAAGTCAGCATTATTTTACCTAGAAAGATTTGAATATATTGGTCATCTAACAGCATAATTGAAAGAATAAATTCGCTATAATAATCACTATCGGGTTAAATAAAAAAGCCTGACTCTGGTTAAATACAGAAATCAGACTTTAATAACCAATTAATTTAAACTGTTCAAGTTTTGAGAGGCAGTGCAAAAATAAAAAGCATTTACTTTTGCATTATAAATTACATATCAATATCCTACTGCAAACCAAAACGCAGAGTTTTCAGTCTCATATGCCCAATAACTAAATCCTGTTACAGACAATTGTCTTGCAACAACATTATGTGATGATTCCAGGTTAGATTTATCACCCAATGTCAACGAAACATTTACACAAGCATTAGGAAACTGAATTGGAAAATTAACGGGTGTATCATACGCTGCCCAGTTCACGGTCCCCCACTGATAAATCACCCCGGTATCCCCACATTTCCACCAACCATTCACTGATTTCAAAGCTGTATTTTTATTTCCTTTAGCGTTAACTAGGTTGTCTACTTCTGCTTTTGTATACCCACTAATAACTCTGTCAGCAGGTTTATTCAATGTGTTATATTCTTGGGCCCAAGGTGTCCACGGATTATCATGGAATTGGCTACGTGTATATACCCGACTACTGTTATAAACAAAATAACGTTGAATAATTCCGGCTGCTTTCAACACAATAAGCGAACCAGAGAGCGGTTCAGGATAATTGACGCCATTTTTAGCATGAGCATTATAATCCTGGTAATAAATTCCTGGTGTTTTACAGTAATCCAAATTTACATTATCACCTAAACTAATCGCCTGCCCACTCAAAATATCCTGAGAAGTAATAGTGACATCCGTAGATAAAGACTTTCCATTCACTTTGCGAATTCCCGCAATATATCGAGAATCAGATTCTATTTTTGTATATGCGCCAATATCCTCAGCAGTAGGTTTATTCAGCGTATTATATTCTCTGGTCCAAGGTGTCCACGGATTATCATGAAACTGACTACGTGTATATACTCGACTACTATTATAGACAAAATAACGTTGAACGATCCCAGCCGACTTCAATACAATAAGAGAACCGGCGAGAAATTCAGGGTAATTAAGACCATTTTTGGCATGAGCATCATACTCTTGATGATAAATTCCCGGGGTTTTATAGCTATTTAAATCCGCCTTTTCACCTAAACTAATCGCCTGCCCACCCAAAATATCCTGAGAAGTAATAGTGATATCCTCAGACAGTGTTTTCCCGTTAATTTTTCGAGTATTAGGTACCTTGGCATTAATACTTTCACGCAATGAATTTACTATTTCCTGAGCAAGCTTTTGTGTAACAGCTAATGTATCACTATCACCCACCACATTAGTAAGCTGAACAACACCTTTTTGTGTTAATGAAGCATTTGGAATTTCTGTTGTGATTTTTTGTTTTAATGCCTTATTTAATTGTTCAGAAAGTTTAGCTACATCGCCATCATCCAGAATATCACTGCCAGATTGGGTCGCAATAAAATTAGCCACGACAGATGCTATTGTTGACGATTGACGTAATACTTTATTTAGCAGATTACTAGTAATATTATCCGGTGGAAACCCATCCTGCAAACTCTGATCTTTCTCATATTTATCTTGACTCACTATATTAGCATTATTACTAATAGAAAAAGCTTTAAAATCATTCTTAGTACTCATATACGCCCCTTAGGTTAAATATTATTATTTAATTATTATTAAATCAATCCACCATAATTTACGGCAGCCATAGTTTAATTCATAAAAATAATAATAAAATGTTCTTCTAACTTAGAAGAATAATTATTTTTATATAATTGACAGCAAGAAATAAAACCAATAAATCGCTACTAAAACTATATTCAAACCATTCATATTCAACATTTAAAATTATTTCACTTTGTCATTACTTATTTTTATATTCTAACTCCAGCACAAATAAAACCAGTCAAATATTTTATTGATCAAAATCACTGGCTAAATAGCCAGTGATTTTGATCAATATGTCAGGACCATGTAACTTTATTTCACCTTGATAGTTTCAACCACTAAACATCGGGAATAAGTGAAGTATCTTTAACTAACATACAAATAAACCTGATTTTAGCTCTACATTTGCCATATTAAATTACGTCTAAAGTAAACTAGCTCTCTAATGTAGATTGGAATTTTCCATTAATATCTGAAATCCTACTCATGTAATAGGCGTCAGCATATCGACCATTACGAAAAGCATGATATTTAGCCGTTCCTTCAATCTCAAACCCAAATTTCTTATATAATGCAATAGCAGCGTCATTATCTGTATATACTTCTAACTCTATGCGTTCAATGTTTAACCAATTATCACACATGTCGAGCATAGTCTCCATTAATTCACTGCCAACACCTTGTCCCTGATAATCAACATGTACTCCCATGCCAAAAGTAGCAACATGGCGACGCCGCAAATTTTGGCATATTTCAATACCAATCTGACCTACAATTTGCCCATCAATACAAGCAACCAAATAGAAACATCCAGCAGAAAGATTTGTAATGCGCTTTATCCATGTTTCCAGAGAAGGATATGGTAACTGTAAAGTGCCATAGTAAACTTCAGGGTTAGCGTATAACTGACGAATTTGTTCACAATCGCCTTCTTCAACATGGCGAATCATTATATTCTTCACTTAAAAACTCCTAACTTTTAGCTTGAATATTGAAGTTAACATAGATGTTTTACTAAAAACATCGATAAGTATCAACGGCAGGTTTGGATTAAGTCGGAATTGATTACAGCTTTATTTTTTACACGATCTCTTATTGGATTAAAGCACTGACTATTTAGCCAGCGCTTTGTCAACAATATATCAAGATCACATGACTTTTTTAATTTTGTGTCTTCAACCACTTAATATCAGGAATGTGTGGAGCATTTTTATTGGCAATGAGATATCTACTCATTCTAATAAACCATTTCTATCCGCTATATGGTATATATCTTTTAATATCCAATCGCCATCCAATGGACCGCTCGTGCCCGGTAATCAGTGTTTAGCGCACCAACAGTTGTTGCTGTAAAAGATACTGCTGTAATATCACCAACTTCAACAAAACAACGATCGAAGATCGAAGACGAAGGTTTTCTTCTACCATCAGGTGTCGCAACCACAGTTGTACATGCATTAGGAAAGCTAATAGGGAAGTTGGCCAAATAATTATCACTACCTATTAAAACACCCCACTGATAGATTATTCCGGTATCACCACATTTCCACCAACCATTTGCAGATTTTAAGGCTGTGTTTTTATTGCCATATCTAACATCAGATTCAGATTTAGTATAACTCCCTACATCCCCCGCACTTAGGCTAATATCATTCGACAGCATTTTCCCATTCACCTTGCGGCTATTAGGTACTCTGGTATTAATATCTTCACGTAATGAGTTTACTATTTCCTGAGCAAGCTTCTGTGTCACTGCCAATATATCACTATTACCAATGACATCAGTAAGCTGAACAACGCCTGATTGGGTTAATGAAGCACTGGGAATTTCTGTTGTGATCTTTTGTTTTAATGCCTTATTTAATTGCTCAGCAAGTTTGGCTACATCACCATTATCCATAATATCATCGCCAGATTGTGTCGCAATGAAATTAGCCACAACAGATGATATGGTTGACGATTGACGTAATACCTTATTTAATATGTGAGGCGTCATAGAATATGGCGTAAACCCAGTTTGCAACTCTGTGCTTCCTTCATATCCTTGTTGACTTATTACATTAGCATTACTATTAGTAGAAAAAGCTTTAAAATCATTCTTAGGACTCATATATACTCCTTGAATTGAAAAATATTATCTCTATACAACTGACAGGAATAAATATCCCAACAAGTTACAACCAAAAACACAGCCAAAATAATTATATTCAACATCCGAGATTATTTTATTCTTCTGTTATCTCTTTTATTTTAATTAGTCTGTTCGGAAAAATAATAATAAAAACGGAAAGTTAATAATTCCTTTAAGCACCGTTTTATCTTGCTAGATTTGTATCAAACCGATAGATCGCCTGATTCTGACTGTTCAGTATCCCCCGCAAAATTCGCTCACTTCATCACCTAAAACATCCATACAAAATTATTTTAATATTTAAAATAATTTTTAAAAAATGCTTGACTCTGAAGTTTTTCTGATTAAAATCACAGCCACAATTTAGATTTTCGTGAAACAAATCACATTTTATCAATAAAGAGAGTTCATCATGAAATCTGTTACATCTTTCATATCAAGTGTTCATAGCGTTGTTGTCTACTTGTCAACACCTTGCTTTCTGTAAGTCTGCTTGTTAACCGATGCGTGAAAGGCCAGTTTCCGAGCTGGCTTTTATGTTCAGGACTTAACCCCTGTCAAATTAACCAGCTAATCTTTTTTTTTATTTCCTGGGTTATTTTTGTTATTTCCTTAATAAAATGGCAACAAGAAAGCATCTAAAGATAAGCCTGTTTCAGGAAATATTCTTTTATTTCCTGAGTTCATTTCAACTTTCTGCTAATGGTTGATGGACTTCAGTGCATTTTCCTTTGGAACAAGAAAAGATGCTAATGTAGCAGCAACTAACCTCCCCTCCTGAAAATGCACTTATTAATTTAATTTAGCCGAATCCATTTGTTATTAATAATCCAATGCGTTAAGAATTCATTTCTTCAACAAAGCAACTTCATCCGCATTTTTCTGGCACAACAAAGCAAGATTAGTAATAGAACGGGTAAGATTATCTATAGTACTCTCCAGCTTTTTAATATCCATTTCCAGTTGCTTATTTTTTATATCCAATGCACTCAGTTTTGTCAATTCAGAATATAATTGCTGACCATTTACCGCCTCCGTACTGTTCCTGGAAATATCCCCAGCAGCAACATTCACAATCTTACGTTGATTACCCGGTCTTCCTACAGAAACAACATTCGATTTGCCGGCAACAGAATTTGCGCCTAATGCAATGCTCCCACTTGCTGTTACAGAGGCGTTTTGACCAATCGCGATTCCCTGTGACGCACTAACACTAACCTTTTGCCCCACGATAATAGCAGACGAAGAGTCGGATCTAGAGTCTGATCCTAATACAATACTCCTACTTCCTGTTACAGAAGAGTTTTGACCAATCACAATTGCCTGAGACCCACTGGCAGAAACCTTTTGCCCAAGAGCAATAGAAGACGAGCCGCTGGATACAGAACTATCTCCTAGTGCAACACTCGCGCTTCCTGTTGCAGAGGAATTTTGACTAATTGCTACTGCTTGATTCCCCCTGGCAACAGCTTTTTTCCCCAGAGCAATAGCAGCCGAACCGCTGGATTGAGAGTCTGCTCCCACTGCAACACTCGAACTTCCTGTTGAAGTGGAATTTTGACTAATTGCTACTGCCTGAACCCCACTAGAAACAACCTTTTGCCCTAGGGCAATAGAAGCTGAACCACTGGATACAGAATCAGCGCCAATCGCAATTGGCCATATGACTTTATAATTCTGATTTTGATTCTCTTCTCTACCCGCCAGTTGATTTTGCCCAATAGCAATAGCGCCCTCACTAATTGATTTAGAAATTATTGGTGAAGCGCCAATTGCTATAGCATATATTGCTGGCGCTTCTGCATTTCCAACAACAACGGAATCTTTACCAACTTTTTGATCAGCTATATTCATGTCCTCTGTAGACATATATACCCCCTAATTCAGAAATTAAATTATTATAACTTATTACTAGATTAATAAACCCAGCAATATAACTTAGTATTTTTCATCAGAAACAACCAAATAACACATAATAATTTCTTTTCAAACTTGTCACCGTGGAATATTAAACAAGCTTAACGTTATTTAAAAACATTATTATATCCCTCCCCACCTTTCACTCGACCTAAATTAACATCACTATTGTTAAAACAAAATATTATACGAAAAATTCGATTTGTAAATAAATTAAAACCATGCGGTTATCAAATAAATAACGTTTCATAATCCTGCTACACATGACTCTCTTCAACCCATTGTTATACATAGAATTATGAGTGGTGTAAGATGTAGCGCTATTTTGGAATCTTATTTATATTTCATGGGTTTATTTAATGTATCATATAGCTTCACTAAATATAATGACTTATCGAACCAATCAAATACAAACCGACACTATGTTATTTGTATATATTTTCACCCCATCAACACAACTATTTATATAATTTACCCGAGAAAATGCAGTTAGTATGTGAAATCGAGCAAGGAAATTATTCTGTTATTCACTGCGATACATCCCATAAATCATTTATCATATATTCTCAGCCTATTAACCGAGAATATATGAAATAACAACCAACAGATATTAATAATTCAATGCATCAAGAAGTCGTTTCTTCAGTGCTGCAACATCATCCACACTATTCTGAACCAGCAAAGTAAGATTAGCTATATCGCTTTCCAAAGATTGAATCTTCTCTTCTAATTCCTTATTCTTTGCATCCAATAATATATTAATCTTTGCCGATTCAGCATGTAATTGCTGACCATTTACCGCCTCAGTACTGTGATTTGAAATATCCCCAGCCGCAACATGTATAATCTTACGTTCATGTCCCGTTTTTCCTACAGAAACAACATTCGGTTTATTAGCAATAGAATCTGCACCTAATGCAATGCTCCCTTTTTCTGTTGCAGAAGAATGTTGACCAATTGCCACCGCTTGAGCCGCACTAGCAGTCACCTTTTGTCCCAAAGCGATAGAAGCCAAACCGTTGGATACAGAATCAGCGCCAATCGCAATAGGCCAAACGACTTTCGCATCACCTTGTTTACCCGCAAGTTGATTTTGCCCAATGGCAATAGCCGCTTCACTGATGGTTTTAGAATTTCGGGATGAAGCGCCAATTGCGATAGAATGTACTGCTGGCGCTTCTGCATGTCCAAGTACAACTGAATCCTTACCCGTTGTTTGTTCAGCTACATCGATATTTTCAATAGACAT